ATTGTTTTGAGTTTTAGGCATCAGCTACTGATGCGTTCCACTCTTGTTCATCAACCATGTCACTTGCTACAAGTGAGGTGTCGGCGAACAATGATGCGTGAAGATATCCATTTTCGCAGAAGAGAAAAGGTACGTCATCTCCTCTCTTGAGACTATTTCTCAAGACGTTCTGACTGTAATAGCAGTCTGGAGTCAACATTATTTTCTCATCTAATGCAAGATCGTGTATCTTCTTTGACCAGTGGTCAAATACTTCTTTTGGGTGCAGACTCAACTCGCGAATAGCTATTCTCATATTTATTGCGATTTGTTGTCTCTTCTCTTCGATTTGGCCTGGTTTGATTTTGTCCCAGTTCAATGGTTCTAATATTGAAATTAGTTCCAATGGAGCATACCAAATCAGGTTATCTTTGAGGAATCTGCGCTTCAAAATACTGACATTCTTGATAGTTTCAAATTTGAATTCGGAACCATCTTTCGTATCAGTCGTGTATTTGTGGCCAAATTGTGCCATTTTGCGTGGCAGCATTTCGGGCTCTAAAATCTGAGCCAAAGCCTTTGAAAATGCAATACAATTGTCATCACCATAATACAGGGCTGCATAATTGTTTATTAAATCAGCTTGAATACTGAAGGACTCTATGGTACCTATTTCTTCAAGTATCTGATACAAAACAACATACATGAGTCCTGCATTATAGAGTGTGTTCAATATTGCTGTTAGCGGATGTCCTGATGGATGTCCTCGTTCTAATTGAACAACTGCATTTCCAAATATTTGTTTTGATTCTAGCAAGTCTCTCCAGATAGATTGACTTACAAGATCATTGCTTCTTCCATAGCATGTTTCAATGAATTCATATATGGCCCACATAAAATCTCTATTTAGTGAGCCATCAAAATTCGTGAAATCCCCAGCTATGAATTGATGAGAGTTTGGGGGAGCAACACTTAGAAGCTTACGTGCTGCTCGATCCCACTCGGCACTATAACAGTTTATACCGACGAGCGAGGAGTTTGAGATTCGATTTTCCATGATGTTTGCTGCTATATCTAAAAACTTCATGCGCGTTATGATAGTCATATCAAGTGGAGCTGCTGCAAAACAGCGAGTCTTTCCTTGATCAACTTTATCAATAAGACGCAATTCATCTTTTGCTGTAACAACAAAGAAAGCTGATGAGTTTTCATTCTTGTTGGCATCTTGTATATATTTGTCTACCAGCGCGAGTACTCGCGGATGGTCTACAATATATTCATCACCTTGTCCTAGATATTCCGTTTTGCCTTTCTTCTTCGTCTCTTGGCAAAGTGGATATCCAGGACTTGTTGATCTATTTATTGGGAAAACATAAGCGCTACCAGGAACACCTCTTATTGCTGTCGCCACATCAAATTCACAAAGTCTTCTCGTTGGAGAAAACGTTGATCTTAATAGTGACTTAAATAATAAAAGAGTATCTGACGACATTGAAAGACTTGGTTCCAAGTATTTCAACATTGCTGTGTTTACTACATGTTTTCCCTCAAAATAGCCAAGATGTGCGGGCTTCTTTCGAGATTCAATGAGTTTCCCATGAATGGGCGTTTTTGAGATTCGTGATTTTGCAATTGATCGGACTGCCAAGGGAATAGTTCCCTTAACAAAAAATTGAGATGTGTCCAAAACAGTCTTAACCGGCGTGTGGATGAACTTCACAGAAGAGCTTTGCACTTGCAATTTAAAGTGGTCCATCATTTCTTTCGTGAGTGCTTGTGCATAGGATGTGTCTGCATACTCATATCCTGCCATGTGGATTCCTACAATCTTTCCATTGTACTCTGGATCATTCATTATTACAACACTTCCACAATAACCGGGCACTGCTTGCATTTCATATTCGAGTGTGTCATAAGTGTACAACGTCTCACCGTCGCTTCCTGTGCATTCCATCCACTCTCCTGAAACAAACTTGATAAACGTATGTTGAATTTCCGCATACCAGGCTGTGTTTCCTGTCGTTATGAGTCTTTCCTTTTCGTCCGAGGCGTATTCACTATTTAGCATGATGGTGAATACTGAGCATTTCTTTCTTTCGAGATCTTTGAGTTTTGCGT